TGGGTCGACAACATCCTGGCTCTTGAGCCATATTTTCACGATTGAAAACGCTTTTTTCGGACTGATGGAAATACCATTAATGTTGTTCCAAAACGATATTTTTTCGCTTTTCAAAAACGATTCACCTAGCATGCGCATGGTCATATCTTCCCAAAGAGGCATAAAATCTTTTTTGAGTACTTTGATGGAAATACAACCGCCTTTGATGTTGCTTTCATCGTCCCAACAAGGAAATACATATTCTCGGAACAAGAAAAACATACCACGCGCAAAATATTCGCGCAGTGTATCAAACACCTGCCAGTACTCCGCTACGCTTGTTATATCGCATATTTTGTCATAACTATTATATGTCCAATTTTGATTGAAGGGATCGTGAAAGTATAAAGACCACGTGTCGTTTAATACGAGATCATTTTCGTTATCTGCCATGTGAGAATGAATTTGTTTGACAAATTACTCGACTTTGCTTTATATCCTTTTGAGAATCTTTTCACATCGACAAAAAACGCAAAAAAATCAAGTTTGTAGTAAGCTCTTTTTGATGATTTGAATGTCTTGCTTCATGCGTACCAGTGATTCCACCGTAAACACGACCATGGCAATGAAAGACGCCAAATAAATATAGCTCATCCAAGACATTTATTCTTGTATATACCAAAAACAGAAAAAATTAGACATTGTAAATATCCAAATCATTGTAGGGTGTTTGATCCACGCTTGTCATAGAAGATGACGACACTGATTCCTTGGAGGAGACAGAAGTATTTCTTTCCGTATTAGGGCGCGTTGATGCTATGCGTTTGACATCCATATCGTTTAGAGCATAATTGAAGAAAGACAAGTCGGCTATCTTGGAGTTGGAGATGGGACCATCCGGAAACAAATAAAAGTCTCCTTTATTAAAGCGCAAAGTACTGGCGTAAGTCATGGTTTTGTACAAGAATCCATTGATGTAAAAACGCACGAGCAGTCCTTTTTCAAAATCGCTAATCATTGTATTGTCTTCAAATACGATGGTGACATGGAACCATGACTTGGGGAAAATACTGGCGAGGTTCTGGCGGAAGGCGGAATTGATGTCACGTTTACGTTCGATGACCATCTTTTCGTTGATGTCGTGAAACGTGTTGAAAGTGAGCACAAAGTCCATGTCATTATCGCCGAAAGCAAACATGGGACAGCAGATGGCGCGTCCTGTATGTGTACGACCTGCGATGTCATGTCTGGCCAGGAGGTTTTCGTCTATATCTTTCGGATCGATATCACGTGTAGCGGTGAGCTCGCGATACGTATAATTGGTTTTATCACCTTTGAGAAAAATAGTCTTGTTACGCGCGTCACTGAAATCCCCGATATTCATCCACATGGCGTACGAAAACTGCGTACCGCCTTTGCTGTTGACGGAAGGAAAAATGGGCAAATAGTGTGTATTGAAAGGAAGTAAGGTGTTCCATGCATTCTTATCATTTCCATAAACCTTGTCGTTGGTGTTGAGGATTCCATTGATAATCCTTGTTTCTTTTCGCTCGTTAGAGAAATCCGATCTAGTGGAAACGATCTCATCTCGTTTAATCATCATCAATGACAGCAAATAAATAAACACGGTGATAACCATGCCAATAGCAACTTGGATCAAAATCGTTCCTGTTTGCATGTGTGCCAGTATTTACAATTTGTAAAGAAATTTATCTTCTACATAATTATAAATATAAAAATGGATAGCAATGTACAAAGGTTTACATCTAAGAAAGGTGTTCTCTCGGGACGCGCGACCCCCCTTCAAGGTGCCACAAACGCCGTGCAATCTGCAGTGAGCAGCGCACGTAAAACCATTACATCAGGAAATAATTGGACGATTGCATTCATTATGCTTCTCATGATTGTTATCGTGGGTATTACTATATTCATTGTGGCGATTATCAAACGTAACAATACGAAAGACACCACATTGATGGATAAGACATATGTCGCACTCGACGAGAAATCGGATCTACCTTACGTAGTATCGAGTAACAATATCGAAAATATTTCCGCCGGTAAAGGTTATACGCTCAACTTTTGGCTCTACTTGTCCGATAATTATGACGAAACCACCGAACATAAACTTGTCATGTACCGCGGCCAACGGGATAACGACATCGGTCCCCTCCTCATCCGCAAGGACGCAAATCCTATCATTGCCATGCACAAGAAAACCAACAAGATGATGATCGCCGTATCTACCAAGCAAGTCCCAGGTACCATGAGTCTGGACCAGATTTTCGAGCAAGAACCCAATAGTTACCGCTACAAGAGCAACTACCTGGTGACGAGTGTCGATTATGTCCCCCTTCAACGGTGGGTAAATTTTACGATCATGGTGCACGAAAACACCTTGCGTGTATATATGGATGGTGATATTTACTCGGTTGTCACCACCAGCGATATGGCGATCGATAACAAAGTACCTATGGTCAGGTACAACAACGATGATTTTGTCATGGGTGATTCAGCAACACCCATCCGTGGTTATTTGGCCAACATGCGGTTTATGAATGATGTCATAACCCAGAAAAAAATTAGGGACATTTACAACTCGGGGCCTGTGGCCAAGTCTATCCTCTCCTACCTCGGCTTGAACAAATATGGCCTTCAAAGTCCGGTTTACCGTATCGATTAAAAGGCGTTTTCCATCGCTTGAATATCTCACATGATGGTAAAAGTCTTGATATAGGGGCTGATATCCGATGTACAAATGTTTGAAATATAACAATGGGCTATATTGATTTGTTCCGGAAAGAGTCGTGGTGTATGTTTCTTTTTTTCATGTAAAAGTTCGCAAGCGAGAAAAGCATTGTCTCGAGAGAAATTGTACGTGCTTGTGAACTTTTGCAGTTTCTTCAAGTTGTTGAAATGCTGAGATGAACGCGAGTTGATGGTGGTGTAATTCACTTTGTATGGTTGTTGTTTCTTGGTATCGGCTTCTTTTTTGTGTTGCACTAAAAAACGGTGTGCGTACTGTATGCTATTTAGACGCAATACATTGTGGTCAAAAGAGAATGATTTGAGGAGAAAATTGCTAAAATAAGTTTCCAGGATCGACGTATGCACGTACATATTTGTGATAAACGCATATGCTTGCATCAATCGATGCAGAGGTATTTCATAATTTTGTTCAAAGAAATTACGATGATTATCGTAAAGTGTGTATGTAATGAGTGTGGGGTCTATGGATAGATATACGCTCTTTGCATTCTCGGACAATACCTCGCTTTTGGTTAGAAGATGATTGCAGATTTCATAAATGTTCATACCCATACAAATGCTGTCCGATTCGTTGTGAATGTCATGGAACCGGATATTACTCTGTATGCTTTGTATATTACATCCAAAAATATCAATAAATTGTTCTAGTCTTTTTCGAGGTGAATGCGGTGCAAGCTTATTTTCGGTGATGTAATCCATGCATTGTTTACGTGTAGGTATATTCAGGTAGATAATATCGATTTTCTTGCGAATATCGAGTATCTTTTTCTCTTCGTGCTTTGTACACGTCATGACGATCTTGATGTCCAAATCATGTTTGTTGATATTGAATATCAAATGACTCACATAGGCTTGGGCTGATTTATTGTTGATGAACAAGACATCAACGTCATCAAAAAACAATAGTAACTTTTTTTTGTGATGGATATGTCGTTCGATATATTCTACGAATTCCTTGTGACTATGGAATAGTTCGTAAAAAGGTCGCACAACCGTGAATTCAGGATACGACGCAAAACAAGTTTTGCAGAAAGAGCTTTTTCCGCAGCCAGATGGACTCACTACAAGCGTGATTCGTTTATCCGGAGAAGAAAGAAACAGCTTCATTTTTTGCATGTTTTGATCATTGTTGTAAAACTGCATTCTCTACATGTTATATTTGTTCGTAGAACTCCTTAGGTAGTTTATACTCAAAGTTGAATCGGTCTTCGCTCTCGTCTTCCTCGCCCTTGATGACGAATGTATCATCAATGTCATCGTCACAAAACGGCTTGACATCGGTCCATGGAATACGTTTATACATCGGATGACTGGAGAGAGGTCCTGCGCAGACGTTTTGGAACCTGTCGTTGAACAGTTTATCTATATTGATTTCGCTGTTGAGATCAATCGCTTTTTTCGAAGATGGGTCCATAAAGTAATAAATCTTACGGCTATCTGGGGTCACGTACTTGTTGAAACACAGCGTTTCTGATTTATCATTCGATCCACGCGTAAAATAGTCAGGGCAGGACGCATTGGTCATGACGGTTTCTTGTATCGTTTTATATTGCTTGTTCATGTTGTTTTTGATAAGCATAATTCGCACAAGCGCCCAAACGATGATGATCACTAGTCCCACCTCAATGGTCAAAAGTAATGGGAAATAGGGTTTGGTAAAAGGAAAAACGAGAAGCATAAGAATGATGACCGTGACAGCCTTGAAAATGGTGGTGAACCAGAGAGTATTCATGTACTTTTCTGTCCAACTTTCCATGTTTACCTTTGGTGTGCAATATTTTATAGTCAGGTGACAAAAAAATAAAAAAGCTCACAAAAGTTTTATATGAAATTTTTACGTTCTAGTGTTTTCTCACCTTTTGAGCTCACATTCACCGGATCCATGGATCTATAAGGGATGTTTGCACTATCATGTAGAAACTTATCATACATTTCTAGTTCACGTAAAATCGAACCCACCGCTTCATCGATGACGCGCGCGTTCAGCGCTCTGACCTGCTCAACGTACATGTAGGGATAAGTCGCCGTCTTTAAGGCGTATACGTAGCGCATAATGATGAGTAATCCGTTTATGGACTGTAGACCGATGACGCGTTTACCTTGACTGCGTTTAAACACGACATAGCGGATGCCATTTTGAAGAGCATCTATATTTTTGGAGCTAAAAAAAAGCTCGGATACAGGATCCGACTCACGATTTCCTGTCAGCAACTCGTGCCTGACATTCACGTTTTGACTATCACTTTTCACGGGGTGCATAGCACCCGCTTTAAGATGCTGGAGAAAAGGAGCAGATCCAGATTCCTTGTATATGTCATTTACAAATCCGTTTCTGCGTTCTGTGTTACCCAACTTGTCGAATAGTGTACTTTGAAATGCCTTTTCTATATCCATGGAAGAGTAATCTATACGAAGAAAATAATAAAACATAAAAAATTTTCTCTCTTTGGTATAAATGAAGGGTGAAGATTTGACCATGCTCCATAAATTCAAACTACATGTTCCAGAAGGAGAAACAGATCAATTTCAGCAACTCATGGATAAAATCGTCCGTGGATCTACCAAAGATATGGTACAGGATCTCGTTCGTATCAAGAGAACGCTGAAAAAGGATAACAAGTCTCGCCTCTTGACCCAGAAAAACATCAAAGAAATTCGTGAGATCATGAAAAATATCAATGTGTTTCAAACAAGCTCGCGTCAGAAATCACAACAAAGCGGGCAAGGATGCATCGCAAAGTATGTGGAAGATGCGCTCAAGGAAAACCACGTACCAGAACCCTACCTAAAAAACGTTGCAGGCCTGGATATCAACCACGCTTGGCCCACACCTAGTCTAAAAGGCTACATCGTCCCCGCTCCAGACGCAACGCAGGCTTCACTCTCCATTCCCGTGCTTTCCGAACAAAAAGGTGTCGGAAAAAACAAAAAGACATCATCCGGTCAAAAAGGTCACGGCTTCATCAAAGATACGATCGACAAAAAGAATGCACAATACAACGTCCCACAACCTTTTTATAAAAATGTATTGGGTGTGAACATGGGACACGCATGGCCTACCACGAGTTTGGACGGATACGTGGTTCCTCCTGCGGACGGCGCAAAAACCCATATCTCATTTCCATTCGCGTCCGAACAAAAAGGGTCTAGTTCTTCGCGGGCAACTACATTGCCGCGCCGTTATTTCGACGCTGATGCCCCAGAGAACTATTTCACGGACGTTTCTTCTCTAGAAACGCAGTACGGTCTGCCCACGCCTGACGGCAAATATGCTCGTCCACCCATGGAACAGAGCGGTATGAGCTCACGCGCGACGGTTCTCCCCAGACGCTACTTTGATGCGAATGCTCCCGAGCCATACTACGCGACTGTACCAGATAAAGATTACGCACAAGGAGACGGCGAGGGTATGGCGCGTTTGCCCATGGAACAACACGGATGGGGACTCATGAAACTCGTGTCCTCTTCTCAAGGTAAAAATACGCCTTTTGTCAGCGAGCAAGACATTCGTCGCGTTATCGATGAGATGAACACAAAGCTCAAGAGTAATCCCATCGAAATTGAAGACGAAAAGGCCATGAATATCGTGAAAAAGCTGATCAATGAGAAGATCCGCATGCTCTTTTTGTACTATAATGCACTGTACAACTATCAGAGCATGAATCGTAAGACGCCTAAAGAGATTGACGTGAAAAAATTCAAAAAACTGGCTAAATCTTGGATGTAACATTTTTTTGTGGGCAAACAATAATAGCAGAACGAAAACATGAAAGTCGTTGACGTCATCGTTATCTTGATCATTGCTTTCATCATTTTGTTCTTTATCAAGAATCATTACGGAGAGGTAGAATACGTCAAATCATCCGTGGATGATCGATATTACCTCGTGCGAAAGCTCCCAGATAGTCAAAAAGCAGCCGACTATCTGGCGCGCATAAACAAGAAATTAGCTTTTCTGGCACGGCATATGATCGCCAAGTTCGACAAGAGCAAAGATGCACGGCGACTATATGAAAATTACAATCCAAATGCCGTTTCTGAAGGAAGTGCAAACACGGGATATACTTCATATAGCGTGAACAAAGGGGAAAAAATCGTCTTGTGTATTCGTCAAGACAATCAAGATTTTGTGGATGAAAATGTGGTCTTGTACGTGGCCATACACGAACTCGCGCACATTATGACAAAAGAAATAGGCCATACAGAAACATTTTCACGAAACTTTAAATTCTTATTGGAAGAAGCGATAACATTGGGACTTTACAAAAAAATTGACTTTAACAAAAATCCTCAAAACTATTGTGGTATCAAAATCACGAGCTCCATTATCTGATATTCGGTGATCCAAGATCCAAAAGAATATAAAGCGTTGTTGTCATTTTTTTGCAATATGCGTTCCAACGCTGTTGATCAAATCTTCCAAGCCATCGCATGGCACGCAGAAGATGTGCCGGT